TAATTGGGTAATTAGGACATTTACAAGTGGTATAGCAACAGAAACTAGAATTCCACAATCTCAGTGGAATAAAGATAAATGTGATGGAACTGGAGCATCTGGATTTAATATTGACTTTACAAAAACTCAACTTTTATTCATCGATTTCCAATGGTTAGGAGTTGGTAGAGTTCGTTGTGGATTTGCACACGATGGAAAACTAATTTCTGCCCACGAATTTTTACATTCTAATAATAGTCCAAAGGTTTATATTTCAAATCCAAACCTTCCAGTTCGTTGTGAGATACGAAATACTGGTGTAGGTATTGGTGCATCATTTGATCAGATCTGCTCTACTGTTGCAAGTGAAGGTGGATACACAGAAAGTGGAGTTGATTTTTCTTACACGATGACTACTACAAGAACAACACCGACTCCAGCAGGAACAGAATTTCCGTTGATTGCTATTCGTCTTAAGAATAGTTATCAAGGATATCCAAATAGAATGTCGGTTCGTTTGAATAATATTTCTCTATATTGCGAAACGAATAGTATTGTTTATAAAATTATAAAACTTCCAAGTTCAGCGTTTATTGGAAATGCTGGAACTTTAACTTGGACATCTGCATCCAATAATAGTGGTGTTGAATATTGTGTAGATGCAACAACATATAGTGATGGTGATGCTTTTGCCTCTGGTTTTGTTCCTTCTGGTGCGTCACAAAACTCATTATCACCAGTTTCTTCTGGGGAACTAACATCGGCAAAGAAAAATATTATTGTACAGAATATAAATTCCAATGATTCGGAAATTTATGCAATAATTGTAAGAACCATCACCACAACTGGCAATGCAACTGCATCAGTAGCAGCAGCAATTCAGTGGAGAGAGATTTATTAATTTATGACAATTCAAGACATTCAATTAAAGCATTCTGATGCATACCTATCTAATCCAAATTTAAAAAGAGCTAATACATCCATTCAGTGGAATCAAGATCAAATTATTGAATTTTTAAAATGTAAAGAAGATCCTGTTTATTTTTCAAAAAATTATATTAAAATTGTTTCTCTTGATTATGGATTAGTTCCATTTGAAATGTACCCATTTCAAGAAAAATTAGTAAATAATTTCCATAGACATAGATTTAATATATGTAAGATGCCCAGGCAAACTGGAAAATCTACAACGGTTGTTTCTTATTTGCTACACTATGCAGTTTTTAATGATAATGTAAATATTGCCATCTTAGCAAATAAGGCCTCAACTGCTAGAGATCTTCTACAGAGATTGCAACTAGCTTATGAAAATCTACCTAAGTGGATGCAGCAAGGCGTCTTACAGTGGAACAGAGGTAGTTTAGAGTTGGAGAATGGATCTAAGATTATTGCCGCCTCTACGTCCGCTTCTGCTGTCCGTGGTGGATCCTATAACATTATATTCTTAGACGAATTTGCATTCATTCCAAACCACATTGCAGATGATTTCTTTGCATCAGTATATCCTACAATTTCTTCAGGTCAAAGTACTAAAGTAATTATTGTTTCTACCCCAAGGGGTATGAATCATTTCTATAGGATGTGGCATGATGCTGAGAAAGGAAAAAATGAATATGTACCAACTGACGTTCATTGGTCTGAAGTTCCCGGAAGAGATGAAGCGTGGAAAATTCAAACTATCGCTAACACATCGGAACAACAATTTAAAACTGAATTTGAGTGTGAATTTTTAGGATCAGTAAACACTTTAATAAATCCATCAAAACTTAGGAATTTAATTTATGATGACCCAATAAAAACACATGCCAATCTTGATATTTACGAAGAGTCAAAAGAAGAACATAATTATTTGATAACAGTAGACGTTGCTAGAGGGATAGGTAATGATTATTCAACATTTATTGTTTTTGATATTACAAATTTTCCTTACAAGGCAGTAGCAAAATATAGAAATAATGAAATAAAACCCATGCTTTTCCCAAGCATTATTATTGAAGTTGCAAAAGGTTATAATGATGCTTGGGTTTTAATTGAAGTCAATGATATTGGAGATCAAGTAGCAAATATTCTTCATTTTGATTTAGAATATGATAATATTTTAATGTGCTCTATGCGAGGACGTGCTGGTCAAATAGTTGGATCTGGTTTTAGCGGAAAAAAATCTCAATTGGGTGTTAGAATGACATCTTCCGTTAAAAAATTAGGGTGTTCAAATTTAAAAACTTTATTGGAAGATGATAAACTACTTATTAATGATTATGATATGATTAGTGAGTTGACAACATTTACTCAAAGGCATAATTCTTTTGAAGCAGAAGAAGGTTGTAATGATGATTTGGCAATGTGCTTGGTCATTTTTTCTTGGTTAGTAGCTCAAGATTATTTTAAAGAGATGACAGATAATGATGTTAGAAAAAGAATTTATGAGGAGCAAAAAAACCAAATTGATCAAGATATGTCCCCATTTGGTTTTATTGTAGATGGATTAGAAGAATTTGATGTAGTTGTAGATAGTAAAAATGAAGATAAGTGGATATGGGTTGGTCAAGATAAAGATAATCAAGTTATGGAAGTTTGGAATATTGACGAATACGGAGATAGATCATATATGTGGGAATACAGATAGATCTTAAAACGAAGGAATTTATAAATATTTTTAGATAATTCTGGACTTGTAGGAGAATAAAGATGCCACTAAATTTAGCATCTCCTGGAATTTTAATAAGAGAGGTTGATTTAACTGTAGGAAGAATAGACCCGGTATCAGCTTCTGTAGGTGCAATTGCAGCTCCATTTGCAAAAGGACCTGTAGGTGAAGCAACTTTAATTGAAAGCGAAAATGATTTATTAAATACTTTTGGAAAACCTTATTCGATAGATAAGCATTATGAGCATTGGATGGTAGCATCTTCGTATTTAGCTTATGGTGGAACATTGCAAATTGTTAGAGTAGACAATGCTGATTTAAAAAATGCCGCTTATGGAACTGTAGATGTAAAAGTAAGAAGTTTACAACATTATACTGAATTAGGGTATCTGGACAATCCTATTCCAAACATAACAGTTTTAGCACAAAATCCCGGATCTTGGGGAAACGGACTTAAAGTTTCTTTAATTGATTCCCAAGCAGATCAAATTCTCAGTGGAATTAACACTGCTGGAGTTATTAATAGATCTTTCACCCAATCTTCATTCAAATCTGGCGAAATAGGAATAACTTCAACTGCAATAGTTGGAGTAAATACATCCGGAATCACAGTCGGTTTAGACGTAAAAGAAAAAGTAGGAATCATTGAAACTGGTACAACAGTTGCTTCAATTGGTATAGGAACTGTGTTTCTTAATAAATCATCATTAAATGATGAAATTATTCAAACTAACTTTTCATTTGGAACATATTCAAACACTACAGTTTCATCTCCTATCCAAGTTGGATATGGAATAACTCAATCTATTTCCAATATTTCTCCAGGTGCTGGAACAACTTCAGTACTTGATGGATACTTAAAGGGAATAGTTACTGGAATTGGAGTAAGTCAAATTAGTGTAAAAGTACTTAGTCATGTATCTGTAGGTGGAACTGAAACAAATGTAGATTATCAACCATTAGGTGTTTATAATTTTAAAAATAGTGGTTCTGTTGCCATTCACACTTCAAATTACACTAGTTCTTATGGAGTTGTTTCTTATAGTAGTCAATTAGATTGGTTTGATCAGCAGAAAATTACTTTATCTTCAGGAACGCAAATTTCTTGGAATTCTCTTGCAACAAGACCAGGAACTTCACAATTTGCTTCCGAAAGAAATTCTAGATTTGATGAACTTCATGTCGTTATAATTGATGACGAAGGAAAAGTTACTGGAAATTCTGGTACTATATTAGAGAAGCATTTATCTCTATCTAAGGCAAAAGATTCAGTATATTCTTACGGTAGTCCTTCTTATTGGAGAAAATATCTTTCTACAAATTCTAGTTATATTTTTGCAGGATCCACTCCTGTTGGGGTAGTAACTACTGGATTTTCACAAAACTTCACACCATCATATGACAATGATTGGGACCAAGAAACTCAAGATATAATTTTTGGTTGCTGTGGATCTATGGATATGTTATTGGCAATGGGACAAAATTATGATGGAAATACTGACATTGAACAAACTGGATCTTTATCAGTTTCTTTATCTAATATAATTAGTGGATACAATGTATTCATTAACGAAGAAGATACTGACATTGATTTCTTACTTATGGGATCTGCAGGTTATCCTAAAGAAGATGCTCAAGCTGTTGCGAATAAAATAATTGCAGTTGCCGAATCTAGAAAAGATTCTATAGCATTTATTTCACCATATAGAGGATCTGCTATTACAGATACTTCTGATCAATCTGCACAGACAATAAGAGATATTGATACAATTACTCAAAACGTAATTTCTTTCTATTCACCAATCACATCATCAACATATGCAATTTTTGATAGTGGTTACAAATACATGTATGATAGATTTAATAATACATTTAGATATGTTCCATTAAATGGCGATATTGCTGGTTGTTGTGCTAGAAATGATATTAATAACTATCCTTGGTATTCTCCAGCAGGAACTACTAGAGGAGCAATTTTAAATGCTGTTAAATTAGCTTACAATCCAGGTAAAATACAAAGAGATAAACTTTATTCAAATAGAATTAATCCAGTTGTATTATCTCCAGGTGACGGAATTATTCTATTTGGTGATAAAACTGGATATGGAAAGTCTTCTTCATTCGATAGAATTAACGTTAGAAGATTGTTTGTTTATCTTGAAAATGCAATTTCTGCAGCAGCCAAAGATCAACTCTTTGAATTTAACGATGAGATTACAAGAACTAATTTTGTAAACATTATTGAACCTTTCTTACGCGATGTTCAATCAAAGAGAGGACTTTATGATTATGTGGTTATTTGTGATGAAACTAATAACACTCCTGCAATAATTGATGCTAATGAGTTTGTTGCAGACATCTATATTAAACCAGCGAAGTCAATTAACTTCATTGGTTTAACCTTCATTGCCACCAGAACTGGTGTTGCTTTTGAAGAAGTAATCGGAAATTTCTAATTTAGAGGTTAAATCAAATGGCAACAAGAACACAATTTAATCCTCCCCCTCTTAGAAAAATTACTGACTTCAAAAGTCAGTTAACTGGTGGTGGAGCAAGAAGTAATCTTTTTGAAGTTGTACTTTCTTTCCCAGATATTGCAAAAGTTGATAATACTGTATTAGAAAAATCTAGATTTTTAGTAAAGTCAGCAAATTTACCAGCATCTCAGGTGGCATTTCTTGATGTTCCTTTTAGAGGTCGTACTTTAAAGGTTGCAGGAGATAGATCATTCGAAAGTTGGACCATTACTATTGTTAACGATACAGATTTCTCAATTCGTTCAGCATTTGAAAATTGGGTTAACAAAATTAATAGAGTTTCTGATGGCACTGGAACTACAAATCCAACAGATTATACTTCAGATGCGTTTGTTTACCAGTTAGATCGTGATGGTAAAACTTTAAGAGCTTATCACTTATATGATTTATTCCCAACTGCAGTTGCTGCTATTCCAGTTTCTGCAGACAATGCAAATATTGAAGAATTTACAGTAGAACTCCAAGTTCTTTGGTGGGAAGCTATTAAAGGCAATTCTAGTGTTGCTGGTGGAACAAATATTAATTGATAAATAGTGTATAATTAACTATTTTAATCATATACTATGCCAAAACTATTTGGATTTTCTATTGAAAGTAATCAAGATAAACCGAAGTCAGTAGTATCCCCCGTTCCTCCAGCTGATGAGGACGGGGTTGATCATTATATACAAAGCGGATTTTATGGACAATATGTAGATATTGAGGGTGTTTATCGTACAGAATATGATTTAATTAAAAGATATAGGGAAATGGCATTACATCCAGAATGTGATAATGCCATAGAAGATGTTGTAAATGAAGCTATAGTAAGTGATCTTTATGATTCACCAGTAGAAATAGAATTATCAAATTTAAATGCTAGTGATAAATTAAAAGATATCATTAGAAAAGAATTTAGATCGATCAAAGAAATGATGGATTTTGATCGAAAGTGTCATGAAATTTTTAGAAATTGGTATGTCGATGGTAGAGTATTTTATTTAAAAGTAATTGATCCCAAAAAACCTCAAGATGGGATACAAGAAATAAGATACATAGATCCCATGAAAATTAAGCATGTCAGAAAAGAGAAAAAAGATAATAATGAAAAATTAAAACCTTCTTCTATTATGCAAGATGAAGAAGTTAGTTTTCCAGAAATAGAAGAATATTATATATACACTCCTATTCCAAATTTTCCACTCAGTTCATTTAATAATAGACCACAAAAAGGAATTAAAATTACAAAAGATTCTATTACTTATTGCTCTTCTGGATTAGTTGATAGAAATAAAGGAACTGTTTTATCTTATTTACATAAAGCAATTAAAGCTCTCAATCAATTAAGAATGATTGAAGATAGTTTAGTGATTTATAGATTATCTAGAGCACCTGAAAGAAGAATTTTTTATATTGACGTTGGAAATCTCCCAAAAGTTAAAGCGGAACAATACCTTAAAGAAGTAATGAGTCGCTATAGAAATAAATTAGTATATGATGCAAATACAGGTGAAGTTAGAGATGATAGGAAATTCATGAGTATGCTTGAGGATTTTTGGTTGCCAAGAAGAGAAGGTGGTAGAGGAACAGAAATTACTACTCTTCCCGGTGGACAAAATCTTGGAGAATTATCTGATGTTCAGTATTTTCAAAAAAAACTTTATAGATCTTTAAATGTCCCAGAATCAAGAATTACTGGAGACACTGGGTTTAATCTGGGCAGATCATCAGAAATTCTTAGAGATGAACTAAAATTTTCTAAATTTGTTGGAAGATTGAGAAAAAGATTTGCAAGTATGTTCAATGACATACTTCGCACGCAGTTATTATTAAAAAATGTAGTTTCTCCTGAAGATTGGGAATTGATGGAGGATCATATTCAATATGATTTCTTATATGATAATCAATTTGCGGAGTTGAAAGAATCAGAATTACTAACAAATAGATTAACACTAGCAACAACAATTGAACCATATATTGGCAAATATTATTCAACAGAGTATGTGAGAAAGAAAATTTTAAGACAAACTGATTCCGAAATTATTGAAATTGATTTTCAAATTGAAGATGAAATTCAGAAAGGTATCTTACCAGATCCAAACGCACCAGTTGATGAAATGGGCAATCCAATTCCAACAGATGGTTCTATGGAATCTGGGCAAGAAATTCAATCTCCTCTTGGGGAAATCCCAATGGATTCTACTATAAATGATTCTACAGTAAAAGCGCCAGAAATTAAACCAAAAGGTGGAAAAATATAAATATCATTATATTAATAAAATAAATTTATGGATACTATTATCGATTTGATTGCTACAGATTCTTCACCATCAGATATTTCTGATAGTATTAAATCTGCACTTTTTACAAAATCTGCAGAAAAACTTAATAATCTTCGCCCCCAAATTGCAAATTCACTTTTTGGAAATGAAGATAATGATGAAGAAACTAATAATTATCAGGAAGAAGAATAATGCCAACAAAAGTTTTAGCAGATGAACTAAACTTACCAACAACTACAGGAACTGCAACTAGTTTTAGTTCAGCTACTGTAGTTCGTCTTGTAAATACTGATACTAGTTCACGTATTGTTACTATTGTAGAAACGCAGAATGGAACTGGAATTGGATCTATGACTTTACCCGCAGGTCATGTGGAAGAATTAATAAAAGTTGCAAGTCATTGTGTTTATGCAAATAGTGCATTAGTCAGAGGTACAAAAGTAGGATTTACGAACTAAAATGAAACTCATCACAGAAGAAATTCAAAAAGTAGAATTTATTACCGAAGGTAAAGGTTCTCAAAAGAAAATGTATATTGAAGGTATTTTCCTTCAGGGAGATATCTGCAATCGCAATGGGAGAATGTATCCTATGGAAACACTTTCCCGTGAAGTAAAAAGATATACAGAATCTTTTATCAATAAAGGTCGTGCTCTTGGAGAACTCGGTCACCCAGATGGTCCTACCGTTAATCTTGATCGCGTTTCTCATAAAATTGTTTCACTTGAACAAAGTGGAACAAACTTCAGAGGTAAGGCACAACTTTTAGAAACCCCAATGGGTAAGATTGCAAAATCTTTAATTGATGAAGGCGTTTGTCTTGGTGTTTCTTCCCGTGGTGTTGGTTCATTAAAGATGACTAATGAAGGTCATAAAGTTGTTGGTGAAGACTTTATGCTTGCCACTGCAGCAGATATTGTTGCCGATCCTTCTGCACCTGATGCCTTCGTTCAGGGCATCATGGAAGGTAAAGAGTGGGTTTGGGAAGGAGGAATTCTTCGCGAAAAATTATTAGAATCAACAAAAAATAAAATTAATACTCTAGTTGATGAAAGAACCCTTCAAGAAAATAAAATTTTACTCTTCCAAGAGTTCCTTTCAAATTTATAATTTATAAATAAATATAGATTATTATAAACGATCTAAAACAAATGTCCGTTGGTAAAAATTTACAAGAGATGGAAAACGTAGTAACCAAAGGCGCAAAACCTGCAGACCCCATGCCAAAGTTAACGACCGGAGTTCCTGCTGGTCAAACTGGAAGCTGGGAAGATTTAGGTGGCCCTACTCCAGAAAATTATCGTCCCGATGACGAATCTGCAAAAATTAAAGATCCTGCAACAACTCTTGCTCAGGTAAGAAATGTTGTAAACGCTAAATCTGCTGCAGTTAAAGAAGAAGTTGATGAAGAAGAAGATCTTCTTAACGACGAAGAAGTTGCAGATGAAGAAGAAGTAGTTGCAGAAGCTTCTGAGGATGAGAAGAAAGAGGGTAAAAAAGGTAAGAAAAGTGAAGATGAAGATGAAGATGAGGATGAGGATGAGGAGAAAAAAGTAGAGGAAGAATTTAATATCGAAGAAGATATGAATGCTCTTCTTGCTGGTGAAGAACTTTCCGAAGAGTTTCAAGAAAAAGCACGTACTATTTTTGAAACCGCTATTCGTTCAAAGGTTTCTGAAATCAAAGAAGAACTTCAGCAGACCTATGAAAATGCTCTCATAGAGGAAGTTCAATTTATTAAAGAAGAACTTACCGAAAGAGTAGATTCATATCTTGAGTACGTCGCTGACGAGTGGATTCAGGAGAATGCACTCGCAGTCGAGCACGGTCTTAAGACTGAAATGACTGAATCATTCTTACAAGGAATGAAGAGTCTTTTTGAAGATCATTATGTAACAATCCCTGAAGATAGATATGATGTAATCGAGAGCATGGTAGATAAACTTGATGAAATGGAAGCAAAACTCAACGAGCAAATCGAAAGA